CAAAATGTCAAAGGAGGATGGAAATAATTTTCTGGATGCCATAAACAGCATCATTTTGGCAAAGGTGGATGGTGCGTTTTACATAACATTCTATCGACTTGGGATAGACCAGTATTACGCCAGCTTTTCAAGGACTGGATTGAAGTGCCGTTCTTTAATCATCTGGGACAAAGGCAATCATACATTAAGCAACAGCGATTACATGAGTATGTATGAGCCGATGTTTTACGGGTGGGTAAAAAGCCACAAATTTTATGGCGGAAAGAATGGTATGGACATTTGGCGCATCAAGCGAACTGCAAAAAATGACCTTCATCCAACAATGAAGCCAGTTGAGTTGTGCGAAAAAGCAGTTAGGGATGGTAGTCAGATCAACGGTATCGTTCTGGACTTGTTTGGTGGCAGCGGTTCAACTCTTATAGCTTGTGAAAAGTCAAACAGAAAATGCCGCATGATGGAACTAGACCCCAAATACTGCGACGTCATCATCAAGCGCTGGCAGGACTTCACAGGCGAACAAGCAACCCTAGAAGCCACTGGTCAAACTTATGATGAGCTAAAATCTGTGCGGGTGGCGTCATGATTAGCATTATATTGCAGCAAGAAGAAGCTGATGCGGTTGAGCGTATATTGGATTTGATACTTACAAACGAGCAAACGGCAAATGCTGTTTTTCGTGATGGTGCAGAAAAGCGCAATGTCGTAAGGGCTTCCAAGAAGTTACATTGGGCAAAGACTAAGGAGGCTGCGGTAAGAATGAAGAAAAAAACAAAGGTGGTCGTCCACAAATAGAATTAACCAAACAACAAAAGGCCGAAGTGGAAACACTTGCAGCGGTTCTTAACAGTGAACAAATAGCCGATTATTTCGGTATTGGCAGAACAACATGGTTTGCAATCATAGAACGCGATCCACAAGTTTCCGAACTATATAAAAAGGGTCGGGCAAAAGCCATCGGTTTCGTTGCTCAAAATCTGATCCAGAAAGCACAGGGCGGTGACCTTGGCGCACAGATATTCTATTTGAAAACCCAAGCGGGTTGGAAAGAAACAACACACATTGACCATAGCAGCAGTGATGGAACCATGACACCAAGTTTGATCGAACGTGTTATTGTTGAGCCAACAAGGTCGCTAGAAGAAATCACAGGAAATGACAAAGCTACAGATACCAGCTCCTAAGTGGGCGCGGCCTTTACTTGAAGGGGAAAGGGGCAGGCCAAGGTATCGCGGGGCTAAGGGTGGACGTGCTTCTGGCAAGTCCCACTTCTTTGCCGAATGTGTTGTTGAGCGGTTAATTCAAGACCCACATAGTAGGGTCGTTTGCATCCGTGAAGTTCAGAAGTCGCTTAAGTTCTCAGCCAAGCAGTTGATTGTCGATAAGATCAACGCATCGCCATGCGCCCACATGTTCGAAATCCAATCAACCGAAATCAAAAGGGTTGGCGGCGGCGGTATCATTATTTTTCAGGGGATGCAGGATCATACTGCAGATAGCGTAAAATCATTAGAGGGGTTTGACATTGCATGGGTTGAGGAAGCCCAGAGCATGTCGAAAAAGTCGCTTGAACTTCTGGACCCGACAATCCGCAAAGACGGATCGGAGATTTGGTTTAGTTGGAACTCATTCCGAAAAGACGACCCAGTAGAGGAAATATTTCGGGATAATGATAACGCCGTTTTGGTTCATTGCAATTTTGTCGACAATCCGTTTGTCAATGATGCCACTTTTGAAATGGCGAAACGTGCCTATCAAAAGAATGTCCAGACGTTCAACCATGTTTGGCTAGGTGATTATGTCGGGGATGTTGAGGGCGCACTTTGGACAAATGGAATGATAGAACGCTGCCGAATTGATGAAGTGCCAGACCTTTCAAGAATTGTCGTAGCAATCGACCCTGCAGTCACTGGCGGTAAGTCGTCGGACGAAACTGGTATCGTGATTGCTGGACGGCATGCGCAGAGTGGCAACTATTATGTTTTAGAAGACGCAAGCCTAAGAGGATCACCAGACCAATGGATCAGAGTTGCGATAGAAAAATATCGGGAGTATCAGGCCGACAGGATCATTGCGGAAGTGAATAACGGTGGCGATTTGGTCGAAACTTTGCTAAGAAATACAGACAGGGCAGTATCGTACAGAGCCGTTCGTGCGACCCGTGGTAAAATGTTGAGGGCTGAACCGATTGCTGCACTATATGAAAGCAACAAAGTTTTTCATGCTGAACGTATGCGTGAGCTAGAGGAACAGATGATTTTTTACAACGGATCTGGTAATATAAGCCCAGATAGACTTGATGCCCTTGTGTGGGCGCTCACCGACCTGTCCCAAACCTCTGGGCAAGCAGTATGGAGAATTAACTAAAATGGGCATTATTGATAATATCAAAAAGGCCATGTTTGGTCAGCCGACACAGTTCAAGGAAGCCCCAAAGGTTTACGTTTCTGGCGGCGCAATGTTTGGTGGACATTCACGCAAGGACAATTTCAAGTCCTATGCTACAGAGGGTTATCAACAGAACGCGATCGTTTACCGTTGCGTAAATGAGATTGCAAACGGAGCAGCGTCCATTCCGTTCAAGGTTTATCAGGGTGACATTGAATTAGAGCAGCATCCACTGATTTCATTGCTGAACCGCCCGAACCCAACGCAAGCGGGTGTGGAGTATTTCCAAGCCCTTTATTCATTCTTGCTTTTGTCGGGAAACAGCTATGCCCTTGCTTCTATAGTGGGGACTGTGCCGACAGAATTATATCTGTTACGACCAGACCGTGTTGAGATTGAGCCAAGTGAAACGGCTATCCCACAGGCATACAAGTATAAGCTAAACAATGAAGTTGTCGGACGATATTTGGCAGACCCACTAACGGGACAGTCAGAGGTCAAGCACTTTAAGATGTGGAACCCGCTAGATGATTATCTTGGCCTATCGCCATTGATGGCGGCGGCGATTGATCTGGATCAGCACAACATGATCGCAAAGCACAACATTGGTTTGTTGACGAATGGTGCGCGACCATCTGGTGCGATTGTGTTCAAGCCAAAAGATGATGTTGGAAACCCAACGCAGCTAACTGATGCTCAACGTCAGCAGATCAGCGAAGATTTGGCCCAGCGTTTTGTTGGTCAGCGCAACGCAGGGAAGCCGATGTTCTTGGAGGGTGACTTTGACTGGAAGGAAATGGGCATGTCACCCCGCGATATGGATTTCTTGCAGAATAAACACATGGCGGCAAAAGACATCGCTTTGTGCTTTGGGGTTCCGTCACAGCTGATCGGAATTCCAGACAGCCAGACATACGCAAATGTTCAAGAGGCGCGACTTGCCCTATACGAAGAAACCATCATTCCATTGGCGAAGCGTGTCGAAAGTGATTTGAACGAATGGCTTGCCCCTAGTTTTGGTGACGACATTTGGGTCCAGTATGACATCGATGCTATCCCCGCAATGACGGAACGCCGCCGCCGCATTTATGAGAACGTTGTTTCAGCAGTCCGCGAAGGCATCATTAGCCGTAACGAAGCGCGTGAGCGTCTTGGCCTTGAGCCTATCACTGGTGGTGACGAAGTATTTATTGCTGCAAACCTGTTCCCATTGGGCGCACCAGAAGTCGCCCAAGCCGATGAAGCTACGCCACAAGATGCGGGAAAAGCCGCATATGGCGAATACTATGAATTCGAAGATGGTGACGATCAATTTGAATTCCACTTAGTTAAGGCGGAAAGCGACATTGATACCGTCCCAACGCTCACGATGGCAAAGAACGCAGAACGCGGCCTTGAACTCCGAAAAGAATATGGACGTGGTGGCACTGATGTCGGGGTCGCCCGTGCGGTGCAGTTAAAAAACAGGGATCGTCTAAGCCCTGACACTGTTCGCCGTATGCACAGTTACTTCTCACGGCATGAGGTGGACAAGCAAGCCGAAGGTTTCCGCCGTGGTGAAGCTGGATGGCCCAGCGCAGGACTTGTCGCTTGGTTGCTTTGGGGTGGTGACGAAGGCCAGACATGGGCGCGTCAAAAGGTTGCCCAACTGGACAAAGAGCGTGACAAGTCGATTGATATAGCTGCGGAATAAAGCATGACATTTCCCGTATTCATGAAGGCCAGCCGAAGTAAAATATCGGTTGCCAAGGAAATAAGGGAAGTCAACAGATTGCGTTTGCAATTTGAGCGGTCGATGACCGAACGTCTAATTTCAGTATTTGAGCGCGTGGGCCGTGAGGCGGCGAAAGAATACTTGGAAACTGGTGTGGTCAGAAATGCCGTTACCCCTATTGAGCGCAGGGTTGATGCGGTTTTCAGGGCACATTACGAAAGTGTAATCAGCACATTTGCAGATAGGGTCTATTCAAACAGGAAGCTGGAAGCATTTGGAAATATAATCCGCGAATTTTATGTCAACCAAGGTGGGCAGAAAATCCGAAATGTAAGCACGACGACACAGATCAATATCTTGAAAGCCATACTGCAAGGTGATGGTGAAGGGTTAAACCCAAGAGAAACCGCCAAACTGATTGAGCAGCGCACTGGTGGGGCTATTGGTCGTGCTAGGGCAAGTACTATAGCTAGAACGGAAACCCACGCTGCGGCCTCTTATGCGACCCATACGGCGACAAAGGAATTAAACCTGCCCATGCAGAAAAAGCGGTGGGTATCTGTTGGAGATGCACGAACGCGTGCGCATCATGCTGCCGCTAATGGGCAAGAGGTTGGAATAGACGAAAAATTTGTCTTGCGGTATCAGGGTCAGGAAATCTTGATGATGCACCCGCATGATGGATCGGGCGGCGCAGCGAACAACATAAACTGCCGTTGTTTGGCTATTTACTTTTCGGACATCGATGACTTGTTTGATGATGTGCCAGCGGCGGAGGTGCAGGATGTTGTGGTTGCGGATGATCTGCCCACAACATTTAGAGATACTGCAATCATGGCAGATAATTTGCCACGGATCGGTAAGAAAAAGGCAAAAGCAGAAATAGAC